ATCGTTGGAACTAATATTTCCCACATTTGTTTCATAATCTTTCCTTCCTGAATTTTACAGAAATCTCTTTTTGCATTTCTTTGCTCTACCAGCTGAGCTACCTCTCCATATGAATTTGGAGGAGAGGTGACGATTTGAACATCCGACACAAGAATTTTCAATTGCTTTGGTTTGCTATAAGATTTCTGTAAAATTCATTAGTTTGGTACTGAAGGCCGGACTTGAACCGGCACGCCCGAAGGCGAGGGATTTTAAGTCCCTTGCGTGCTACCAATTTCGCCACTCCAGCATATATCAGGAAACGTCTGTTTTTGCATTACCAAGCATTTTTTATTTGCTGAATGTTTCCTATATGTTGTTATTATAACATAACTTACCTTAAATATAGCTTATTTGAAAACAATGAAGTCGCCATTTTCAATAACAACTACAAATTTTCTATTTCTGCAATATTTATCCATAACTTCTTGAGAAACTGTAGGGTTTAGTAATATAAAAGTTTCTAAAGATTGTAATTCTTCTACAGATAATAAATGTTTATTCTTTATCATTTTGCTAATTGAAAACTGGCATTTTTCATAATGTTTTGTAAGCCAGAAACTTGATTTGGGTGAAATGATTTGTTTTCTTCATAATAAGAAATCAATCCTTCTGCAAATTCTTTAGCTTTTTCGTCGCCATTTTTAGCTAATAATTTAGCTGCTTTTAATACTTCTTCATCAGACATTTTTGCTTCTAACACGAAACTTCGGAATGACATAATTAGATCCTTACATCTTCTTTAAATTTTGCTATGAGTTTTGGGATTATTAATTTTTTAAGTAAAATATAATCTTCACTATCTGTAGCTTTAGTATCAATCAAATCTTCAATTTTTTTAAGAATAGCTTTATATTCTTCACTAGAAACCAAATCTTTAACAATATTATCGGCTCCTTCTGTTAATAAAGCATGTTTAGAGAAACTTGTCATAATGACTCCTTAGATATTTTTGATTATTTATAGAATTTATATGATTCATTATACAATGGTTTATCATGTTTAATTTTTCAATTAGATCATTGAAAATTTATAACACTGCTGAAGAAACTTCATTTTAATGCTCATATCTTCCCTTTATAATAAAAATTCTGGGTGAATGTTGTAAATTTGAGCTTCAAATTTATACCTAAATCTTTCTGGATATTCAATGTAATACCAAACACCAAGCCAAAATGTTAGATCGGGCATTTTCATAGATGAAATACCTACTCTTTTTATTCCAATGTTTTCATTGTAAATTAAATTACTCACACATGCCATAAATTCATCAAACTCTTTGGGTTTGTATTTTCTTATCCTTTGTACGGATTCCATTACATTTTGGTCAAATCGTTCTTCGGTTATATGACAAGTCTTAATCAAAGTCCATAAGATCAATCCATATGGATCTTTTACTACTTCTAAAGATGACGATCTTATATCAAACCCAAATTCAGGTATTTCAAAAGATCTACCTTTTAGAATAGCTTGTTCGTTATATTTTATAGTTGTTTCAAAACCCATTTTTAATCATCTCCGAAAAGAGAGTCGAAAATAATAGATCTTAAAAGGTCTTCATCTGATATAAATCCTGATAAAATACTCTCAGCAATAGCAGTTACTACTAAAGATGTTAAAAAAGAATCATCTAAACATGATTCTGATGTTCGATCTTGGTCATATGTTGCACAAGAATCACATTTAGACATGTTTTTATATGTACAAATTTCGCATTCTGGGTAACTTTTCATTATCTTTCCTTCTTTTTAATTATATAAGTATACACAATATAATATTAAAACTTCATTAGAAAAAATTATTAAAATTCTTTATAATAATGTTTAAAGTGTATAATGTTTAGATTTCACATTACACTGAGAACGCTTTCACGATATTATCCATCCGTATCCCTACGAAGGTTCTTCGCTTATCCAAATGATTCAACCCTCTCGGGTGCAATCTATTTACATCCTCGCAACCGCAGTTTATTTTACAGGTCATGCATTAGACCTCTATCACGTAGCTACTCAATTATCATCCGTTTCCTGTCTATGCCTAGCCACTAATAGGAGCTACCCTAATAGATGTGGATTCCAATTAAACACTTTTCGCCTTGGGAGCTACTAAGCGCAATACATTCCTTTCGGTGTATTCTTAGGTTGCTTTCGCTGGGACTTTCGTCCTTTTACGTGAGGAGCAAAACTTTCCATTTGTTAAAATTTAGATTTTGCATTCAAAAGCAAATTTACGTTTTACAACGTAAATATATAATATAATTGTAGGTGAAGACAGGTTTGCTCAGTGCTTCAAAGAATGACCTTCAAAATACACACCGCCTTCTGCTTCCATCTTTCGATTTCCACGTTATTTCAAGTGCTAGGCCTTATGGGCCTATACTATCATAATGAATATTAGCCTTTATATCTCTACTCTGACCAATACTCTACTGTTCAATAATCATATCTCGACATGTTGGATAGACCTTCATAACGTCCCCGTCATCTGTACATTACACCGAATGGCTCTCATGCACGTAGTTTGTTAGACTACAGATCTCATACTTCGATATTAGGACAACTATTTTTATTTCGTTATCCGTCGTGCAACACACGACTAATTGTCAGCTTGTTTAGATTGTCTCTTACGAGCGCAGGATTACCAGACCTGCCTTTATTTTGATGCTATCTCCGCTATCTCTGCTAAACCAGATTCGTTTGATTAACACGAATGTTAATAAACTCAAATGAAATTACAAAATAATCTCGTTTGAATTTACCTTCTTTGTATATGTATTATACAATAATGAACCTTAAAACCTTATTAAGGATTTGGAGGTAAAGGTATGACTCGAACATACATTAACACCCTTAAAATAATATGAATATTATTTAAGTGAGGATCTATCCATTTAGAATTTTGGTTGCAGAGGACCGATTTGAACGGACATATTCTTGGTTATGAGCCAAGTGAGTTACCAATACTCTACCCTGCAAAACTCATTTTACGGCCTTTAAGCCAACCTAAACTTTCATATTCAGGAAATTCATCTTTTTTAATTTTCTTAGACTCTTTTAAATCTAAATTATGAATCCACATAGTCCCAAATGAAGGATTTTTTTCGCCATTATTTCTATCGTGCCCTTTTAGTTTATCTAGTTGGGTTTGTGAAAAGGTTTTACCTTTCATGCCATTGGAATATGTATTGGATTTTTTTCTGTAATTTACACTACACAAATTATCACAAAAATTTCTTTGGTTATTTAATAATGTGTTACAAAACTTACAATAATAAACTTCCCATGATAATTTTCTACCCTTTAACCAACCTTCAGGAATTTCATCAGATTTAAGAATTTTCTTAGACTCTTTTAAATCTAAATTATGAATCCACATAGTTCCAAATTGTGAGTTTCCTTCGCCTGATTGAGATCTAGAAAATTCAGAGGCTAATTTTTCTCTTAACCAACCATACATTCTGTTGCCAGATCTATGTTCTTTGTGACCCGTACACATCATACTTATAGCTTTAATTAATCCATAACTCTCAGGATGAATTTTCCATAACAATAAATGAGCTATAAAATGTTCCCTTGCTGTTAAATCTACTAGATTATCACGTTCATCTGTTCCGCCTAAACATTTTGGAATGATATGATGTGATTCTTTGTATCCTTCAAGAGTTCTTTCTTTGGCTCTATTGATTAGATTGGTATAATGTTTTGTGTACGTCATAGTTCATACTCTTATTTTTACATTTATTTATAAAAATAAGAGTATGAACATTAAATCAGAAAGCGCATTTATTTTCATTAAAAGTGAAATTATTTTGATTTGCTGTATGCTTTCTATATAGACAATTGTCTTAAATCAGGAAATGTTTTTAGCTTCAAATTTTTGCGTTTGATATTATTATTATTTGCTGAATATTTCCTAATTTAAGACAATTGTAAAAGATATCAGGAATCTGGTTTAAAAATTCCTATTATATCCTTATATCTGGAAATTTTGTTTTACATCATAATTGTATATGGTTGCTGTATATTTCCAAATATAAAGATATAGACCAGGTAACGTTTTGTGCTATGTTCCATTATCAGTAGAGTGCATAAAATTTTTGCTGAATGTTACCTATATTTTTGCATTGATCTATGAAGTGAGTTATTTTATCTCGAGTTATTTAACTTTTCATCATTTTTTGAAAATCTATTATTAACTTGTGGGATTTGAACCCACGCTTTTCGCCAAAGGGCAACTATACTAACCACTCTATATTAAAGCTCATTTTAGATTTAAATATCAACTAGTCTCTACATTTCTTTCGTTTTAGGGGTAATTACTCCACTAAACAATTCCAGTTATGTATTGACTTTAAACAATCGTTATGTAGGATCCATCTACTAAACGATTTTTTAAAATCAATTTTTTATTTGTTTTAACATTATATCAAATAAAACCTTAAAACAAAATAAATCACCTATCATTTATTATCTAACATTAAATGATAATCTATCCACCGATAGACTGCTAACGACATCTGGTATGATGAATCCGTGATTAGAACTGGATTCAAATTCTTAAGGTTACGTTATTCAAAATGGTTTATGTTGTGAACTCTTTTCACAACATAATTATATCATATTAATCTTAAAATAACATTAATATTATTAACTAACATACCATTCGATGCTTTTTGAATAACAATGAGTTTTTATGAATTGAACCCACATCATGGTTTGAAATCCGCTAGGATATCATTACACAATCACCTTATCAGGGTGTCCTAGAGGACTCGAACCTCTGACCGATGCCCTTTCATCTGAGCTAAGGACACATATGATAAGTTAGGATCTACTCTAAGTAGCTAAAATTTTATAGCACTTAGTCTAAACACTTCCTAACTTACTATGTGATGGTATTTCATTTTACCAACTGATTAGATACCTTCCAATTAGTAGTATCCGTGAGAGATTACAACCTCAACTACAATTAATGAGTTCATACACCCATGTTATTGTTTTATTAACTCTTCTTTAGTCATCTAGTTTTCATTCTTTCAACATATTCTTTTGATACAATAATTATATCATATTAATCTTAAAATAATATTAATATTATTAATTAATATACCTGAGATGCTTTTTGGATAACAATGGGTTTTCTTCGCTTTCAATTCATTTTATCTTTCTTTTTGAGATTATTTTTTATCTACTATGGCCCTACATATCCAGTTGGTACTGCAGGTGACATTTCAATGATCTGGAAGATGATTGTTTTCCATTTAGTCCACCATTCCAGCTCACAATCAACCATGCTTTTGATTTCTTCATCATCAAAATTTTTCCATTGTTCAATTTCATATGTATGACAACCGATGTTCAAAATAGAATCAGTATATGAAACCATATATTTTTCAAGTTGAAATGAACGTAGTGATCTCATCTCTCCAATGGTATAGCGCAAGTCGGCATAATGCAAATTGGTAGAGCGTAGGTCGGTAGATCTCATATCAGCATAACTCATATCAGCATAGCGCAAGTCGGCATAATGCAAATTGGTAGAACGCAAGTTTGTAGAACGCAGGTTGGCATAACTTAAGTTTGTAGAACGCAGGTTTGCAAAGCTCATATCAGCATAACGCAAGTCGGCATAACTTAGGTCGGAAAAGCTTAGGTCAACAAAGCTTAGGTTGATATAGCTCAAGTTAACATTTCTCAAGTTGGTATAGCTTAGGTCGGCTTTAATACCACCCTTTTCATTATTTAACCATTTTGTATGAAGTTTCAAAATCTTTTTCAGCTCTTCAGCTGAATAAGTTTTTAAGCCATTTTCTTCTGTCATTTTCTATCCTTCTTTTCTTTTGATACAATAATTATATCATATTAATCTTAAAATAACATTAATAATAGCCTCTTTTATACGCTTTGTTTTACTCTTTTAAAAATTCTAAAAGAGTAACATATTATTAACCCTTTAAGTGGTTTGACAAATCTCCAGTAAATTTAGAGAAATTAACCCAGAACTAGCATCATTAGCTATACAGGCTCTACACTTCTACAAGATTAAGCTCTTTTCCATATACATACTCACCATTCTCTGTAAAATTTATTATAGAACCATCAGCATACATACAAAATAATAGGATGTTCAGTAAAAGGTCTATCAATGCATAATATTCGCACCGACTTTCCATTAATTGTATATTTTATCAACTGAGATTAAAATCTCGGTTCTCCCATTTGTTTTTGTAACTACCAATAAATGTATATAGTATTCTAATAATACTTCCTTTTAAGTTTAATTTTCTTTAATATTCCCCTGCAAGTTCATTGTTATATTTGGCAATCAATACGCACATACTATGGAACGCAGGGGACTCTATGTCACTATGTAATTTAATATCCCTGTCTAGACAGTATTTAACATAGCTTTGCCATGTATTATCGTGTTTTTCATGAAAGGAACATCTATTTCCTGCTAGACCCATAGGACACATAACACAATGGTCACATGCATTTAAGCTAGAATAACCTACACAATATGGGCAACTTCTACTTGTTGTAGCATTGCTTAACGGCTTACACAAATTTTGTGGCAAATCTATAATTTGCTCTTCAGGGACTAAATCAAAGTTTAGTCCAATTGTATCCCGTAGGATACAATTCTTTTGACGTAAGAATTCAGAAGTAGTCATTTATATCCCCTTTAATTGGTTTGGAAGTTCTCCGGTGAATTTAGTGCAATTCTTCCAACTAATTCCGTGCCAAGATTGAAATGTTCCATCTGGAAGCACTTTATTAAGTTTACTTAAAACAATAATAGATAGAACACCATCATCCCAAAATAAACAAAACTCACCAACTAATGGATTCAATACTTCGACAAGATCGTATGCATCACCATATAGTTCATCGCTATAGACGTATCTTCCGTTCTCTTCAAAATACATTATATCACCATTATCACTGAGTCCTATAACTGGATATCGCTCATGATTTCTATCAATACACAGAATACGAATTGGATCTCCACCAGATGTGTACTTCTTGCTCATTGATATTTTCGTATCTGCTTTATCTTCTTGTTGTTCACACACTTCAATAAGATCATATTTTGGACCAAGAAAACACAAACCATCATTTTTAAATGACAATATCGCTCCATCGTCACGTAAACCTACTACAGTGTAATCTTTGTCGTTTCTATCTGTACATAAAATTCTAATAGGTTCCCCATTTGAAAGGTAAGTTTTACCAACTTCAATTTTCATTGGTAAGTTCCTCAAGATGTTTGGGAAGCGTTCCATCAAATTTTTTACAATATTTCCAACAAGGTCCATCCCAAGATTGAAATGTTCCATTAGTTTGCATTTTGTAAAATCTGCTCAAAATAATACTATTTTGGTCATTATTGTCCCAAAATAGACACCATTCTCCAAGCTCTGGTTCCCATACCTCAACAAGGTCATATTTTGAACCATACCCACATACTCCATTGATTGTAAAGTGGGCTATTGAACCATCATCTCCAATACCAATAACAGGATATTCGGTATTGTTTCTATCAGTACATAGGATACGAATTGGCTTTCTGTTACTTGTGTATTTTTTGTTCATTTCTACTTTCATTTCTAATCCTTCTTTCAACATATTCTTTTAATACAATAATTATATCATATTAATCTTAAAATAACATTAATACTATTTTAACATACAATGATATGCTTTTTGAATAATAATGACTACATTACGATATTTACAGTTACGCTAATCAATTTTACCTACAATCTTAATATAGAAATGTATCACACACCCTCTATAGATGTAGATATCTGATTAAATACTCAATCAATTAAAAATTGATTTCATAGGTAAGAATAAACTCTTTATAGTGATACATAGTAGCGTATAATGTGAAGGAGTGGTGTAAGAATCGATGATGCAAGATTCTCCGAAAGCGAAAGATGACATAGTTGGGTGTAGCTCCTAAGCGCTTATGATAAAACTAGAAAATAAAAACCCATATTAACCTGGATATACACAGAAATGGAAAATGAAACCAAAGTCGGAATGCACTCCTATTTGGATGTTTGATATTAATTTGATTCTTGGATTTCTCACACTTGCAAATGCTCAGGTAATGTTCCATCAAATTTTGAACAATATTCCCAAGTAATTCCGTTCCACGATTGGAACGTCCCATCAGACTGCATTTTATAAAATCTACTTAAAGCAGCACCATTTTGTTTATTTGAATCCCAAAAAAGGCACCACTCACCATGCTGTGGTTCCCAAATTTCAACTAGATTGTAGTCTTTGTTACTCTCACATTTACCATCTTCTGTATAAAACAAAATCTTACCAGTACTATCCATTCCAATAACTGAATACTTATTATCAGGTCTATCTGTGCATAATATTCTAATATCTCCCTTTAGAGATGTATATTTCTTTTCCATTAAAATTTTCATTACAATCCTTTCAAATTATCGGGAAGTTCCCACCTATTTTTTATTCAACCATCAGTAAAACTATCACTTCAAATAGTGACTCACCCTTGAGTTTTCATCATGTATATTTAAATTTGTGAATCATCACCTAACCACGCAGAACCATATACATGTGCGGCGCCATATACATGAGCTTTACCACTCACCCTTGAGTTTTCGCACACATGTGCTCTTTCATATATTAATGCATTTTCATATACTAATGCATTATCGTATATACGTGAGTTACCAGACACACATGCATAACCATATACATTTGCATTATTATATACTCTTGCGCTACCATATACTAATGCATTACCATATACATTTGCATTATCATATACTCTTGCATTATAAAATACTTGCGCTCTGTCTCTTATGATTGCTTTACCATATACATTTGCATTATCATATACTCTTGCATTACCATATACTAATGCATTGTCATATACCCATGCATTATAGTATACTTGTGCATTATCATATACTTGTGCATCACCGTATACTTGGGCTTCATCATATACCCAAGAATTACCATCTTGTGCTAGATTGGATTCGCTTTCGACCCATCCGCCGATGTCGCCAATGGATACATCACCAAAATTTTTAAGCGCAACTACTCTATATAGAGTACGCCCATCAAATTGTTTGCTCTCACCAAGACTATATTTTTTCATTTTCTATCCTTCTTTTCTTCTTTTCTTTTGATACAATAATTATATCATATTAATCTTAAAACAGCATTAATATTATTAACTAACATACCATTCGATGCTTTTTGAGTAACAATGGGTTTTTACCTCATCGTCCCAATCTTCATTGGAAATATATTGACGGACATTTACTCTATCTTTTGAATGAGCCATTTTTTGCCCGTATTTTCTACGTCGTCCATCATTCCAATAAGTTTTCCAGAAAGATCCTTTGTTTATTGGTTTACCGTACAAGAATATGGTTTGATTATAAAGATTAAAATCGCGAATTTTTTCATCTTCTTTTTTTGCAGCTTCCCAATCAAGTTCAACTTTATCGTAAGTATCACTTAGTTTGTGAACTTCAATTGGATTTCTCCAAGTTATTCCTAGAACATCTAGGAGTGCATTTCTAGTTTCAAAATCAAAATATCCGTGGCGATAAATGTCATTATAAATTTTCATTTTCTTATGATGATAATGAGTACTTTTTTTTCTTACAAGAACTTCATATTTAGACCCATCCATGAAATCTCGTTCCACATATACATCTTCATAAGAATATGTTCTCCAAGTAACTAATGCTTTGAAAACATCAGCAGTTTTTTGATATGTTTTATTATTTTCAAAAACTTTGACCAATTTATTTTCCAAACGATAAACATCTGGTCTTATGCGAGTATCATTGTTATGTGTTCTTTTACCATCAAAAATTCTGTAAACTGCTTTAGCTTTATCTTTCAAGAAGTTTTTGCGAGTCTGTTTTTTGCGTCTAGTATCTTTATGATTCCACCCGCTTACATAATTTTTCCATTGTCCTTGCATTTTTTCATCCAAGATGTTATAAATTTAACTTAAGTCAAGACAACTTAGGTTCAGTTTTCGCTTTCATATTAAACCTTAAATATTTATTATGAAGTGTCACAAGAACCTTCATTTGAAAATTTAATTTATTTCATTAAGTTTTTTATAAAGATAGAAAAATATTCTATCAAGAATTAAATCTTTATTTTCATCATCTATCAAGGAATCTTCAATTTTAGATAAAGTATTAGAAATTTTCCATTGTTTCTCTATTGAGTAATCAATGTAATCACACCAATCAATAACAGAATTATTTTGTTTAAGTTCATCTAATACAAATATTAGAGGAATTCCTATACAATCTGTAAATTTACCAATACCTTTAACTACAATCTTTCCATCATTAGTTCTTCCAGATTGTGTTAAAATATGATTACGAATTCTTTTCTTTACACTAGATTTAGGTCGGCGTTTAGCTGTGAACTATCAACCTCTCTTCCTACAGGTAGCATTATTGGGTTATCTAGATTCATCATATTATTTACCTTTGGTTGGGTATTTAGAATCTAATTCATCAATGTAAGCCAATGGACTAGTTCCAGGTTTAAGATCATGAATTTTTTCAAATCCATTTTCAGAAGTAATTACAGATTCTTCACTTTCGATTGACCCTTTATTTTTCTTCCAACCTTTTTTGACCATAAATTTTCCGTCTGAAGGATTTATAGATCCCCATTCAACATGTGAATCTCCAATTGCTTCTACAAAATACTTTTTTCCGGTTCGCATTGAGGTTACTATAAACCTTCCAGTGTCAGAAGATATTTCAAATTTATTTTTCATTTTTATACTCCTCTACAATTATGATAATCAATGGGTCTTCCATTGATAGTTTCTGTTACATCTTCATTATATTCACTCATACCATGTTCAGTAAAAACTTGTTTTAGTGTTTTTGTATTAGGTATTTTGTTTTCTTTTTCAGCCAAAAATTCTGAGGCTCTAACGGCTTCAATTTGTTTGCGAATATAACGCATGAAAATCATTGCCTTGTCTTGTTTAAGAAATGTTCCATCACCTGTGTCCTCTACAGGAACGGGGAACATAAAGCCATCTGTGGTTTTGTACCAAAGTTCACCTTTTCTGTAAAACTCAAAGGTGACTTGTTTGTTATCTTTCACCATTTCTTTAATATTCATTGTTTTTCTTTATTTTTAGTTTTTGGAGCCCCATATGCGAGTCGAACACATTCATCAAGCTTCGAAGGCTCAAGTCTAATCCCTTAGATGGGGCATATTGAGGCTTACGCCCCTTTTAACATTTCTTCTAGTGAATATTCACCATTAGAAGAAACTTTAATAATATTGTCCATCCAATCATAATCAAGAATAGGGCGAGTTTCTGAACCGGTAATACGAACTTTAATAATACTAGCACATGAGAATGGATATGTAATGCAATCATTTAATACATATACATCGAAAGTTTCGCCCGTATCTCCAGTATGGTAGATAATCTTATCTGCTTCAGTTACGGGACATGCCCATATACCTTCACCATTACCTGATTTGAAGTTTTTCTCTGAATCAGGAAGATTTACTTTAATGTAATCTTCTTCATTGAGATTCAATTCACCTGAATAAAACTCTTTTGCTTTAGAAATTAATCCTAAACTTTTTTGATTCTTCACAATATTAGCAATTTCTTTCAATTGCTCTGATGTTAATTCTCTTTTCATGTAAGTCCTTCATATTGATATGTAACATTATACATAAATGAACATTAATACAACATAAAGTTCTTATATTACATCTTCAATAAAATTTAATATAAGACCTTGGTACCACCTGAGGGACTCGAACCCCCATAGCCGGTTTCGTAGACCGGTGCTCTATCCCGTTGAGCTAAAGCGGCAAGAAGATGTTTTTGTCAGATTTTATTTTTTATTGAGGCAGTTTACCCTTTCGGAACATCATAACCCATTCTGCCTATTCCCTCTGTTTGCTATAGTTGAGACTTCTACGGTTCCCGCTAAAGTGCTGGTTACTAATCGTTTTTTGACTGAGCGGGTTATACGAATAAACCCATAAAAACAATCAAATTAACGGTTAATTTTTTTAACAAATTCCGTGAAATATACTGAACTTCGTTTTCCATTTATGGCTTCTACAGTAACATATCCTGAAGGTCTTGAATTTATGGCTAAAACAATATCTCCATTTTTAAGTAAAAAACTATTAGGATAATTAGCTTCCCTTAAAATTTTCTTTTTATGGTTTTTCAATTCAATCTCTGTCATAATTAATCCTTCTTTTTTCTTACAATAATTATATCATAATAAACTTAAAAAGAATATTAACTATTTTTTGCTTTTTGTATATCTATCTGCAACATGTGAAGCACACCATGCATCTGGCTTACAGACTGGCTCTACACCAATAATACCCCAGATCATACCTTTAGCGGCACTGTATGCAACATTAGATCCTTCATTTTCATCTGGATTAACATCAAGATGTACTTCAAAATCTCTTTCAATCAATACATCTTCTAACATAGAATACAATTCTGAAACTAGATGAACTTCTTTCATCATACGATTGAAAGGTTTAGATAGTTTAGCATCCATTATTTTTTCATAATAAACATTTTTAAAAATTTTTGATTTATCTTTTTGATAAACAACCAAGACTGTTACAAATCTAACATTCTTGTGCTTAGCTCTCTGAGAGTCACATCCCAAATAGATTTTAGCATTAGGATTATCAGAAATGTAATTTATCATTTCTTGTAACTCTTCATTACTAAACATTTGTTTACCTTTTTATTTAATTTCTTTCTGATTTTGTTCTATATATCTCTAAGGATTTAAAGATAGAATCTATTCTCTGTGTTTATATTCAAAAATGAGAAAACTTAGTTTCATTAAAATTTTTAATTACTTACATCTTATACCGCGTGAAGGTGTTTCTCTTATAAGACCAGGGAATCGGGGAATTGAACCCACGACCTTCGGGTTTGGAATCCGATATTCTACCATTATACTAATTCCCTATTGGTACCTGCGGTGGGATTTGAACCCACACCTGGATGGATTTTAAGTCCAATGCGTCTTCCAATTGCACTACACAGGCTTATTTGAATGGTTCGGGAAGCAGGGCTCGAACCTGCAATATACGGCGTCAAAGGCCGTTGGCATGCCAATTTGCCTATTCCCGAATATGAAATTTTGGTACCCAGAGTCGGATTTGAACCGACACTTGATAGGTTCTTAGCCTATTGCCTCTGCCGTTGGGCTACCTGGGCTTGTTTGGTACTTCAGGAGGGCTTCGATCCCTCAATCCCTTGCGGGCCATGGTTTCTAAAACCATGATGTATGCCATTTCCAACACTGAAGCATAAATTTATTTTGGTAGTCATGATGGGATTTGAACCCATACCTGGACAGTTTTTGAAACTGATGCGTCTGCCAATTGCACTACATGACCATTGGTGCGGAATAAGGGACTCGAACCCTTAACTAAACGTTGGCAACGTTTTATGATAACCATTTCACTAATTCAGCATTTGGTGCGTCTATTCGGACTCGAACCGAAATCTCCTGGTTGGAAGCCAAGTATGCTAACCATTGCACTATAGAAGCATTTGTCTGGAGCCGAATGAGAGAATCGAACTCATCATCTACGGGTTTGCAATCCGTTATACTAGCCATTATACTAATCCGGCATTTTGGTGCTTGATGCAGGAATCGAACCTGCTCAGTTCACCTTGTAGGGGTGACGAAATCCCACTCTTCTTCAATCAAGCATTTTGACATTTTGTAATCGACTTGCATTCATAACATCAACTTAAGATATTTGAATACTCAAGCTAATCAACATATATTTTTGGCTCTCCTACCTGGGATCGAACCAGGGACTCTCGGTTAACAGCCGAGGATTTGTACCGCTAAACTATAGGAGAATGAATATTCATTAGGAACATAACCTAAAACTTTCAATTCAAAATCGAAATATCACTGTTAGATGATATAACCATATATTTCATAAACACTCAGCTCCCCACTCTGGAATCGAACCAGACATCGGATTTCTCACGCCAAACGATTAACAGTCGCCTCGCACACCTTGCGCGCTGTGGGGAACTGAATGTTCATTAGACAAATATAGGTTTAGAATTTTGAATAATTAAAAGTTCTTAACTATATTAAGGTAAAATTTGATTTTTTTAAATGAATTTTAGTTTGTCATTTAAAGGGGAATCAAATTCCCCTTTAAAGAAAACTTAGATTGAAGTGTTCTGTAAAGAAGAATTATTTAACCATTGTTGGCATTGCCCCAACCCAGCTAAATTTAGTAGATTATTGCGGAGCACGTTATTACGATTTGCTGCGTTGATATTAACGATGTTGTTGTTTACGTTATACATTTACGTGCTCCTTATTTTTATTTTATTTATTGTTTGAAAAATTACTTTTTCTTTTTATGTATATGTATTATAACACAATATACCTTAAAGTTGGATTAAATTTATTAACTTTTGTGAAAGACTTTTCATTTAAGAAAATATTGCCCTTCATAAAAATTAATTAAAGGTTTGTTGCTAGACGGAATTGCACTGTATCTGGAGTGTCCAATGTGCTCTCCTATTTTACTATTATAACTACAAGCAACATATCAAATGGTGGGTATGGTTGGACTTGAACCAACAGTCAGAAAGAACGGTTTTACAGACCGCGCGGCTACCAATTACCGGTTACACACCCATATAAAACTTCATCTTGTGCAACATAGGAATGTGAACGTTGAACGTTATAGCCTCATTCCAAGCACATAAGCCTTGCAGAAGATATGATAGTTTCATCACTGCAATGACTTCAAAGTTTTAATAATAATATTCTAAAATGTCATTATTAAAACTTTTGGTGCTCGTACCCAGAGTTGAACTGGGGTTACGCCGTTATAAGCGGGGCGCTCTACCATTAAGCTATACGAGCATATAAAATGTTTCGTATATCAGATATGTCTGTTTCCATCATATGCTCCTTTTGTTTTTTAATTACTTTTTATGTACAAATATTAAGAATATAATCCAACTTAAAGTTGGTATATTCAAAAAGAATTTCTAAATCAATCGTACCATTTATCTCTTGTACTTGATACGATTAATATGTCTTTATCTAGCTTAAAACTTGTCTTATTATCGCCGAAAACTAGTTTTACTGCATACATTACATCATCTTCACCATATTTAGTTATTAGCTTTTTAAGGTTAAATTTAGTTGTTATATATGTACGTGTACCTGATACATATGGTGATGATGGAATTGAACTTGATGATGCATCAGAACTAATAGGTTTCAATTTTTTAAGTTCACGTATAATTTCCGTAGAAGATAATTCTTTAGAAAACACTTCTGAAAATTTTTCTTTAGCGTCTTTAAATGCTTTGAATTTATTATCAATATCATTTATTAGCGCATTTGCTATAACTCCATCAAAATTACCTTTTGCAAACACTTCCAATTCAGTAGAAGTTCCATTGTCAAAGATGACTTTTCCATACACCCCTGATACATAAGTACTGTCCTTAACATTATTCCTTAAATTTTCTACTTTTTTAATTGATGTATATGCTTTCTTATCCAAAGCATTAATAATCAAACCTTTTCTGAACGTTGATACGTACTCATTCCATTCAGGAATTTTATATGATTTTGATTCTTTTACATCAAGTGAGTTGTTGTTTTCGGTGTATAATCTTACCAACACTTCCATATTATCTGTAATATATATAGATAGGATAAACGGAAGGTTATTAATCCTAACCTTAAAGTAAGTTACCCTTCCTTTGTTTTCTGTGAAATATATACCTGACCAATATCTATCACCTATCCAAGGATGTAAACTAACTTTGTCCTTGATACCCCACGCACTTTTATTACTGAAATTAACATTTTTCAATGCATCATCGATAAATGTATTGCTCTCTTCAAATAGTTCTTTAAATTGCATCATTATCCCTAATTTTATGATTATTTATAATTAGGCCTTGGTTGCTGTTGCAGGAGTTGAACCTGCTGTCTCTGGGTTATGAGCCCAGCGGCGAAACCGTTTGCCCCTACAGCTATATAAAATTTTTGGTCCTCGATGATTGAATCGAACAATCATTTTGCGATTATCGGTCGCATGTACTAACCGTTGTACGAATCGAGGATGAATGGTGGTTAGGTGTGGTTTCGATCCACTCCCGTAAAGACAGGTTTTACAGACCTGTTGCCAGAGCCACTGGCTTTACCTAACCATATATGGTGCCCAATGACTGAATCGAACAGTCGACAACTGATTACAAATCAGTTATTATACCTCTTAACTAATCGGGCATTTTATCTTTTTGGAGGGCAATGTCGGGTACGATCCGACAAGAGTTTTTTAGGCTCTGCTAGTTTTCAAGACTAGTGCAATTATTCCATTTCTGCCAATTGCCCATGTTTGGTAGTTCTAGAAGGTACTGACCCTTCGTCTATCCCTTATCAAGGGATTACTCTGCCATTGAGCTATAGAACTATTTGTTTTGGCGATCTTGAGGAATTTTGAAATCCCGACCCTTCCGCTGACAACGGAGCACTCTGCCTCTGAGCTACAAGATCATTTAAATTATTGGTGGAGAATACGGGTTACGCTCCCGTCTTCCTACGTTGCAAGCGTAGAGTAATCAACCTAATATACTAATTCCCCATTTTTAAATTTCATTTTTACGACCCTTAAGACAACCTAAATTTTTTCATATTCAGGAAAAGATTCTTTTTCTTTATTTTCTTATTTCAACATTGAATTATTAGTTTCCCATTTAAGGTACTTACAACGTTCGCTACGTGAAAGCTAATTCTTGAACGTCCGGTCCCACGGGGAATTGAACCCCGATCTCATGGCTGACAACCACATATAATAACCACTATACGATGAGACCATTTTAAATTTTTGGTAACACTAACGGGGCTCGAACCCGTAACATATCCTTGAAAGGGATATAAGATAACCTATTTCTCCATAGTGTCATTTAACAATTGGTGGTCAGTCTTGGAGTCGAACCAAGAGTCCTTACGAAACCGGGTTACAGCCGGTGCACCTATCCAGTTAGTGTTGATTAACTGACCATTCTTTGAGAAGTTTTAAGTAAACTCTCGTAAAAGACTGCTAATTCAGAACACAATAAACTCGCGTTATATTGTACTTAAAATGAAATAATTGATTGAATTTGTCCGAATGGACTGAGGATTCATTCAATGTCTTTCATTTCTGAAAGACATAAATGACTTTCAGATTAGATAATATCTGTCTCCGATGCAATCGCATCCGTTTCAGAAATAGAGTAGGCATAGGTATAATCAGATGTGTTTACTGATGTATATGATATTACATTTACTGTTGAGTACATTGTGTAAATCATTTTGTTTCTCCTATGTTTCTTTTTATATGTTGTTATTATATCATATGTTACCTTAAAATAACATTAAATGATACAAATCTTTTTCTTTTATTTATTGTTTGAAAAATACGTCCGTTGCAATTTTAGCATACAAATTATAGTTAAGATCTTTCAATTCCAATTGTTCAATAACGTCTAAGGCTTTATTCTTAGTAAGTGTTGGAAACGACAAATCAATATTGTTTGCCAAATATTCTTTTATTTCTTCTAAAGAAATTGTAGCGCTGAACTTGCTTGTGTTTTCATTTACTTCTTCATTTAAACGTTCTAATACAAGTTCACGTCCTACTTTTTTTGAAAACATATCTTTGCTTGAGCAGACTGAACATGCCAGAAACAATGAATCATCATTGTACATCCATCCCAAGGTGACACCGCCTTTATTACCTTCAAATTGAAAGTGTTTAAATCTTGTATTATCCAATGTCGCTGTTAACATTTTGTTTCCTTCTTATTTTAAATTATGTTATTATATCAGCACTTACCTTAAAATCTTATAAATAAAACAAAAAGGAGGGAGTATGGCTTGGAACTTGAATAATAAAACCAATGAATATATATTACATCGAAACCAATCTAAAGAATTAATTGATATATATGGCGTCCAATTGAGTTATTTCAAGATAACCAATAAAGGCAAAAATACTGTTTTTCAAGAATATACATACAAAGAATCTAATCCCAATAATGTTTTTTCAATTATGATGTATCCAGAGAATGTAGAAGCATTTGACAACGCTGGTGATTTATTTAGCAAGTTTGGTATGCAGATTACGGATACGATTAATTTGATTGTAAGCACAGAAACATTTAAAGACATATATGACTTAACCGATTTTAAAAATGCATTTCAATCAGTGGGAGATATTATAAAAACTCCTAGAGGAAAATTATTTGAAGTAACAGGTGTTGAAGATGAAGTTCCCGGGTTGAGCAATATATTCACATCAAATAACGGAAAAAATGTATTAATGTTAAAATGTAACATATACAATTATAAACCATCAGACAAGGTTCCAGAAATTGTAGATCCTAGTGAGTATGATTTTTCAAATTTAGATTCCGTCTTTAACGGTCAGAAAGAAGAACAAGAAGTAGAAACTACAACATATACAGCTCCTAGAGATTCTGTATTTGGAGATTTAGGATAAGGAGATAAATAATGACTACAGTTTTAAATTCTACAATGGGTGTAACTAATTTTACATCTATTCCAACAGCACCTACAGCTACTAAAGGGGATAGTTCACTTAAATTAGCTACTACAGAATTCGTTATGAATGCTTTATCAGGCGTAAGTACAACTAAATACAAATTCGTAGCAACAGACGGACAAACTGTATTTAATGCTGGTGCAGTTTTAGTTGACCCAATGGTTTATCTAAACGGTGTTCTTCAAACAAAAGATTTGAGTTATACATTCACACCTGGTGCAACATCAATAACCTTTTTAGATGCTAGGGTTCTTAACGAAACTGTAGTAATTGCATAAGGATTATTAATGTATGAAAATTCAATAGTAGTAGTAAAAAATTGTACATCAACCGGCATAGATGTAATTCCTATTAATTCATTAATATTAAATAAAGATACTGGTGATATTTTTTTATTAACAAATAAAACAAACGTATCATCTACTACACAATTTTGTGATGTAGTAGGTAAAGTATTAATCGCTAGTCTTGTTATAAGTGGAGCATTGTTTTATGGCGGTAGTAATAATATAAATCTAAATTTAGCTACCATGCTATCAGCAACGGCTACATTAGTTCAAGCTGAAAAGAGTGTAGGTACAGCTAGATATGGATTAGCTGGAGCTAACGTAGGTACAAATGCTTTATTTTATGGTGGATATACTACAACATATGTATCTACCACTACTTTATTATCACCAACAATTAATTTAGTACAATCAGAGACTAATGTAGGTACAGCTAGGGCTACCCCAGCTGGGGCTAAGGTTGGTACAAATGCTTTATTTTACGGTGGTGCCGTTGATTCAAGCTATTATGGGGTAGATACCGTAACATTACTATCACCAACAGCTACATTAGTTCAAGCTGAAACAAATCTTGGAACATCTATGTACTCATTAGCTGGAGCTAACGTAGGTACAAATGCTTTATTTTATGGTGGAGCTAATTATGGAAGCTATAATACAGCTTCTGTAGTATCTCCATTGGGCGTCTTAGTATCTCAGTCTACTAATATAGGTACAGCTAGATTTGGCCTAGCAGGAGCAAATGTTGGTACGAATGCTTTATTTTATGGTGGAATACAAATCTGGCCCACTGTTCTCAATACAACTACTTTGTTATCACCGACGGCTGTTTTATTACAAGCTGAAACAAGTGTTGGATCAGTAAAATGGTCAAATTCTGGAGTTAATGTTGGTACAAATGCCCTATTTTATGCTGGGTGTAATGATGCATCAACAACATTTATCAATACTACTACACTACTATCACCTACCGCAACATTAGTACAGCCAGAGACTAATGTTGGAACATCAGGCCGTCATTACTTAGGAGGAGCATTAATATGAGTTTTGAAAGACAGTCTCTTGTTGTTTTTAAAGATGAGTCATCAACTGGAATAAACTTTGTTGCAAATAATAGATTTGTATTTGTGAACTCAACTGGATATATGTATATTAAAGTTAATTCAACTAATATCACTACCAATACCACCATAGCACAAGCAATTTCAGGTGCAAATTTAATTTTAATAACTGGAGTTATTCCTGCTCCACCAACAACGACAACAACGACAACAACGACAACAACGACAACAACTACTACAACAACGTCAACTAGTTTTACCAAAGCTTTATTTCATAATGGGATAGATAGTTCACCAACAAGTGTATCAACAACCACATTGTTATCTTCAACGGCTACTTTAGTTCAAGCAGAAACTTCAGTAGGTACAGCAAAATTTGGCGTAGCAGGAGCCAATGTTGGTACAAATGCATTATTTTATGGCGGAACAGATAATTCTTATTATTACAACACAGTTACATTATTATCACCAACTGCGACATTGGTTCAAGCTGAGTCTACTGTTGGGTCAGGAAGAAGTTATATATCTGGAGCAAATGTTGGTACAAATGCACTATTCTATGCTGGGTACAATTCTGGATATAAGAATACGGCAACAATATTGACACCTACTGGTTCATTGGTTCAAGCTGAGTCAACTGTAGGAACAGTGAGAACTGGAACGGGTGGAGCCAATGTTGGTACAAATGTATTATTTTATGGTGGAACAAATGGTTCATATTTTAATACAGCAACACTGTTATCATCAACAGCTACTTTGGTACAAGCGGAATCAAATGTTGGCACAGCACGGTCATATACTGCTGGAGCTAATGTTGGTACGAATGCTTTATTCTACGGTGGGTATAATGGTTCATACTTAAATACAGCAACACTGTTATCATCAACAGCTACTTTGGTACAAGCTGAATCAAATGTTGGTTCTACTAGACTTGGACCAGCAGGAGCTAACGTAGGTACAAATGCTTTATATTATGCTGGGGCTAATAGTGTTAAATTAAATACTGCTACATTATTATCGCCAACAGCTACTTTAGTTCAAGCAGAAACTAATATAGGTAGTACACCTAGACATGGACTCGCAGGATCTAGTTTATAAATATTAAAATATAATATGAAAGAAGAGTAAAAATGGCATCACAAGTAAATTCACAATATGCATATCTTAACCTTATTAATGGAGAGACAATTTGGGAGAGATTAAGAATAGTTCGTAATTTTATTGAGGATAGAAAAATTGCAAAAAAATTACAAACTACACAAGAACTAAAACATCAAGCATACATTGCTAAAGTTCAAGAAGCTACTAAAGAATCAGAAAGATTATTTGCTCAAGCAGAGTTAGAAGAATTTGAAGCTCATCAAGAACAGCAAACAGATGGTTATAAAAAGCTTGATGATGAACTTGCTTTCTTGTTAAAGTATGAAGCGGAATTAGCATCAATTGCTGAACAGTCTCGTATAGAAGGTAAATCAGATGATGAAATGTACCAAATAAATATGGAAACAGAGGTTTATTTAAGAAACCTTAAAAAAATTGAAACAGAACAAGTGGCAAGAACCTTAGGTATTTCTCAAGCAACCGCTGAAGAAGCTATGAGAATACCTCAAATGCGTGTACAGTTGTTAAATACAGCCACAGCAATGATGCTACCTGATACTGATGAGAACAAAGCTAATTTAATAGCAAATGGTATTAACCTTAATAACATACCACTAAGTGTTCAAGAGACTCTAAGTATAACCAAATTACTAACACAAGGAAACTAAAAATGAAACTCGTAACATGGCTAGCGAAAGATTCAGAAACTCTATTTGGGAAATTTGACCCAATGTCTAATACGGATACAAGAACTAATGTTCAAATTATAGCAATTGGGCAATTTGAACCAGACGCAAGTCAATACATTGGTCTATCTAATGAAGATGTTACCCCAAAAGAATGTGCTGAAATTTTGAATGTTCCCGAAAATACATTTTATAACATATATAGCCCTATTAATGGATATTTTTTAACGGATGCTTGGGTTGAATCAATATTGAAAGATTTGCGTCAAAAAGAACTAGATAACTTAACAGTAAAAGTTGAAGATCATGTTTATGATGCTGATGAAGTATCTCAAGATCGTATGGCAAGAGCCTATATGATTATTGGTGATACAGGAACCATTGATTGGAAATTAGCAGATAATAAAGTATTTAATGTTTCAGGTGGAGAGATTAAACAAGCTTTGACACTCGCTGGAAAGGCTCAAACAGCTCTATGGGCTAAATACACACTTAATTAACAAGGATATAATATGGGGGCATCACAGTCTCAGTCTCAAATTTCTGGATTTACCAGAAACCCTATATGGGTGTTTAAGGATGAAACTTCAACTGGGTTAGATAAGATTCCAGTAGGAGAGATTGTCGCTATTAAATCCAACAAATTACTATATCAATGTGTTAGTAAAGTTGGAGTCACTAGTAGCACACAAGTTGGTTCAGCTACTGGATTATTACCTTATACATTTAAGGTAACAACCTCTTTTACCAAAGCTTTGTTCTATGGGGGGTGGATATCAACCGTTGTGGCTACCACGACTCTATTATCTTCAACAGCTACTTTAGTTCAAGCAGAAACCAATATAGGTACAGCTAGATATGGATTATCAGGATCTAACGTGGGAACTAATGCTTTATTCTACGGTGGGTGGATATCAACAACAGCTGTTTCCACAGCTACTTTATTATCACCAACCGCTACTTTGGTTCAGGCAGAAACAAATGTAGGTACAGCTAGACGTGAAGTAGCAGGAGCAAAAGTAGGTACAAATGCTTTATTTTATGCTGGATGGGGTTCAACAACAGCTGTTTCCACAGCTACTCTATTATCTTCAACAGCTACATTAGTGCAAGCCGAAACAAATGTAGGTGTAGCTAGATATGGATTATCAGGAGCTAATGTAGGAACTAATGCTTTATTCTACGGTGGATTTGCCCTTTCAGGAGCTATACCAACAGCTACTCTATTATCTTCAACAGCTACTTTAGTTCAAGCAGAAACCAATATAGGTACAGCTAGATATGGATTATCAGGATCTAACGTGGGAACTAATGCTTTATTCTACGGTGGATATGGCAATAACATAATATCTACCACGACTCTATTATCACCAACAGCTACTTTAGTTCAAGCAGAAACCAATATAGGTTCAGCTAGATATGAATTAGCAGGAGCTAATGTAGGAACTAATGCATTATTCTATGGTGGAGATACGGGAACTAGCTCTCACGTAGCTGTGAAAACAGCTACTCTATTATCTTCAACAGCTACTTTAGTTCAAGCAGAAACTAATGTAGGTACAGCTAGATATTACCTAGCAGGAGCATCATTATGAGTTATATAAAACAATCATTAGTAACATTTAATGATACATCTGCCTTAGGGTTAGATAAAATTTAAGATAATATATTATTTTTTAAAGAAAGTAATATAAAAGATAATTCAAATAATTTTCTGTAAAATCATAAGTAAGTACATTTATTATCAACAATATTATAAATGAAAACCCTATTATAAAAGAAATGAAAGGTTTATTTATGAACATAATAAAATGCTTTAATCTTTCCTCATTAAAATATATGTTCCCCAACTCATCATTACCTTATCAAAAAATAAAGAACTATTTTAGTTCTTTTATCTTCAATTTAAATTAATCAAAATTATGTTATTATAACACAATATTCATAAATCTAAAGTTCTATCTTAGATGGAAAAAGGTCCCGATGAAAAAATCATCAAGGACCTAAATAAAAGGTAAAACCTTTAGCTTACGCTAAAGGAGATGTTTTACCTGCTGCTACGGTTGCAAAATTAACACCGAATGTTGCGATGTAATTTTCTGGGTTCAATGGAGTTGTATCCAAAGCGTAACGTTGTGACAAGATGATTGCTGGTTGACCTGATTCTTGCAATGTAACACGTTGGAATGACGCTGGTACATATGGGCTGAAGAATACAGCTGAATCACGACGATCTTGACCTTTGTAAAGGATAGTTGCATAATCGCTTGCTGCGAATGTATCAACAACAACTTTATAACGTCCATCAAATGTTCCTGCTACTGCAGTTGACATACCATCTACAGTTGATTGAATTGCAGCTGCACTGAATCCACCAAGTGCTTCAAGAGCAACTGATACTTTAGGAGACACTAACAATGTGTTACCTGCACCACGACGAGTCAAACGATTGATTTTTGAACTTTCATCAGCAAGTTTAATTGCCAACATTCTGTAACGTTCAATTTCCCAACGACCGTCATAACCACCAATTGCAGCATCTGCTACTACACGTGCTGTATTGTTAACTTTAGAAATGATCTCACGGTCAATCTCTGCTTGCATTTCATAACTCATGATTCCCATAAGTTCTTCATCTGCATTCATACCATGTTGAGATTTCAAATCTTGGTACATTTCAAGGGTATATTTACCTTTCAATTTACGTGTACGAGCTTCAACAGTTTTACGAGAAAGTTCAAATCCGATTTCGTTCATGTCGTCGCCAAGAATCTCACCATCCGCTGTTGAATATGATCCAGTATAACCTTTAAGTACTTTGTTAAAAGTAGCTTCATTCGTATAAGTATCTAAAACATGAACGTCTGTAAAAATTACATCACCTTGAGCTTTAGTTGTGCCAGCCCAAAGAACTTTTACAACATTACCATCAGTTTCTTTGTAAAGAACGTCTCCGCCAACAATAACTTTTGCATCATCTGCAACTGCAACTACAAGAATTTGTTTTTTATTACTTGGAGCGATTTTGTTGATACTATTACCAGTATAACGACTTGTCATTGAATAAATGAAACCAGTTGGTCCATTCAACGGTTGAACACCAGCGATTTCGTTAGCGATCAAATTAGGGTAAACACGACGAACTAAAGGCATAAGGATTTTTGTAAATCCTGCTACGTCAGCAGCTTGTGTACCTTCTTTCAACATATCGCTAATAGCTTTTTCTTGTTGTTCAAGAATAACTGCCATAGTAGACATATCTTTTTTGCTGATTGATGAGTAGTTTTCACTCAACAATTGCTTTTCAAATTTTTCAGTAAGATTGAAATCCATAACTTAAATTCCTTTGTTAATTGATTTGATTTATTTATATTTTAGAAAAAACGTGAACTATCTGCAACTGAAGCAGGTAATACAGAACCTTCTGGTTCTTTGTTTTCAACAATTGGTGTATGTGTATGTGTTTCTTCAACTTTTGCTGCAGTTACACTCTCTCTCAAAGTTTCTAATTTTTTCAAATATCCACTAGCATCAGAAGAATTGAATTCTACGATTGCAGCCAATTTGTCAAATTTTTCTTTTTGAATAACACTTAATCCTTCTTTAACTTCAGCGATAAGACCCATTTTCAAAAGTTCTGCTTTTTGTTTTTTCAAATCCAAATTTTCAACAACTAGTGCATCAATTTTTGCAGTGCTTTCAGCAATTTGAGCTTTCATTTCAGTATCATCAAGATTCTCAGCGATTTGTTTGATTTCAACGCCACCAGCTATTAACAATGCGTTAAAGCCTTCTAACAATGATTCAAGTTTTTCACCTTGTACACTTTCTTCGATAGTGATTTTATTTTCACTGATGTATTCTTCAGCGATAAGACTCAAAAATTCATCTAGGTTTTCAAGCAATTTTTCTTTATATTCTTTTGCTTCTGTCATGAATTTTTCTGTGATTTCAGTTTCTTTTTCTTCAACGATTGCAGCTACTTTTTCAGCAACTAATGTCTCAACTTTCGCATCAACAGCAGCGTTAAAAGATTCAGAAATTTCGGCTTTCAACTCGTCTGTAAAAACAGCTTCGTCAAGTTTACTTAGAATTTTTTCCATATCTAATCCCTTTGTTAATAATTACAATTTTATTTATTAAAATGATTTAAACAATTCTTCAAATTTATTTTTAGCACACTCTTGTACAAGTGATTTATTTTCTAAAGTACAACCGCTTTCGCTACATATTGTCACTTTTTCAATATCTCCGGATTCTGATATTGAATAATCAAAATCTTGTACTATACCATTCTCTACAATAAGAGACTCTGCTAAACCATTTAAGTAACTACCAGGGTTACTTGGGTTATCTACTAGGTCATATGTGATTAATTTGAAATCTTCAACTATACCACCACTCCCTACAGATCCAACTCCACGTGAACTAATACCAATTTTAATTCCTTCATCTATAAGATTTTTTAATCTATTTGATTCTGGATTATCTAATAATTTAGCTTTTCCGTAAACAAAATCACCTTCCATACGCAGTTCAACAATTTTGATGACTGCCTTCATTGGATCAATTGTAGTTCTTGGTGGATGTTGCCATTCACCAAGCGTTTCTAAACCATTATTTTTAATAACTGATTGATATCTTTGAACTTCACGTCTCCATATATTGGAAGGGTAAATTCGTTTGTTAGCGTTTTGCACGTTAGCTGTCGAAAAAACACCTTCTACAAAATATGACTTCTTTCTTACATTAGAAGACTCATTAAGTTCTTCTACGCAATACCCGTCTAACGGGACAGCTTGCTCTAAAATAAGTTTCATTCTTTATTCCTCAGAAGATTTTGGCTCCGGTTCCTTGTCAAGATAAGTTCGTTTGTCTATCTGTGCGAAGATATCTTTAATTCTTGAAAAGTTATCGAGCTCTTCTTTTTTGTCCTTAATATAAGGGTGTGTTTTTACTTTTTGATCTAACACTGCTTTTACTGTCTGAGCAAAATCGGTAAATTTACCATCATGTGCTTGATCTAAAATGTCTGTTGACAATTCCGCCATTTTTAAACCTTTCTGTTTTTATTCATATTTATTTATGTTTTTTAGAAATCTTTAAAAATTGCCTTCATCAGTTTTATAAAAAGCTGCATAACGTGGGTCTTTTTTCTCTTTCTCTATTTGTTCACCCATAGCTTTTATATCTTCGTCAGATAATTTCAAAATATTTTTGAATGTAAATTCTACTGGGAATACTTTTCCTATTAAATCAGAAACATTATTATACGCTTCGATTTTTTTATTAAACATTTCACTTTCTAGATTTTGAATAAATGTATTTTCTTTACTAAAATATAAAGTAAAACTATCATAAATTTCATTCCACTCTTGGTTAGTAACTTTACCTTGAGACAATAAATGTCTATACATAAGCTCTTCAAATAAAGATAAAAATTTACGTCTTAGTCTTTGTGTATATGCAAAGAATTTAACTTCATCTCTTTGAACGCTAGTAGAGCTAAAATCAAATTCAGCTGAATTTCCTTCTATTTCATTGTTAATTCGAGACATAGGAATTTTTAACGCTGTGTATAATTTTTTCTTAAAATACATTACATCACCCAATTCACCAAGGTTTCCAGTCTCATCCAATGTTTCTACGGTCGTGCCCCTTCCTCCAGATCTATTAGGGAACCAATAATCTTCAACCAATGTAGTTACATGATTTTGGTTACTAATTGTACCTTTTTCAATATCATAAAACTTTTTATACTTGAAGTTTTGTTTTATTTTCTCTAACGCTTGTTCTGCACGTTGAGGATTTAAATCACCTACGTCTACATTAAAAACTCGTCTTGAAATTGAACGGCTGAATCTCATAGGAATAAGCATGTCTTCTACAGTTTTAAGTTGATTTGCTGGTTTTATTGCTGTATATAACTCACTCAAAATCAACTTTTCAGATCCCATACGGTTTTTCTTAAAGCTAGGTTCTATGTAAATCCCACTATCTATTTTAAATACTTCATCTATTTTAAATCTTATTTTAGACTTTGATTGAGAAACAAATCCAGTGAATTGATCTGTTTCTTCTATCATATAAAGCCATTCATTATTTGCTTTGTCGAAATATAAATCTAAAGGAGACAAAATATTTAATTTTACTATTCCTTTAGATAAATCCGAATTATCATAGATTGTTTGAATATTTAATTGTCCATCTATAAACCATTGAGATATTAAATTATAAGCATTAGAATCGAAACGTAACAATCTGGACATTTCTTCAAATGCATCAGTAATCATTTTTTTAGTACCTTCTGTCATTTTAGCGTCAGAAAAATTAATTTTAACTAATGATTCATTTCCTGTAGTAAATACAATTTCATTCATTATTTCAGAAACAGCTGCGGAAACGTCTGGATGTGTAACAATATCTCTAAACGTTTCAATATATCTGCGTTGTTCTGCCAAAGCAGACATCATTAAATCTTGATTAGATCTATCATAATTTTTATCATCTCCATCAAAAAATCCTATAGTTGGAGATATTTCGGCTGTAAAATTTTTGCTAAATGTTTGTGATATTACTAATGGGTCCGTATCATAATCAGTTAAACTCTTTTGATCTTCAGGTTTAGGTATAAAGGTTTTCTTCAACGATTCGTAGAGAGTTCCCATCTTTTATCCTTTTTATAAATATAATGTTTCATTTATTTATAAAGGAGTTTTATGAGATTAAAAGACATTGATAAACTGATAACATCATTAGAATTACCCAAAGATCATGAAGGTTATTATTTAGATGCTTTTGGAAATAGAATTTCATTTAATGGCGTTAGAACATTAAAACCATCATTTACACAATTACAATTAACTCAGCCGCATATTGAAGAAATAATAAAATGTGCTAATAGTTATCAATATTTTAGAGCTAACTATTGTATAATTTTAACTAAAAAAGGTTATGATAGACCAGAGCCACGTGAATATCAAAGAAGATTAGAAGTCGATTTGTTAAATTCAAAGCGTAATATAGTCTTGTTTGGTAGACAATCTGGGAAAACAGTTACTATTGCCACTTACCTTCTATGGAAAGCGTTATTTTCAAAAGATATGACTATAGGAATAGCTGCAAACAAACAAGGTATGGCTGTAGAAGTTTTGGATAAAATAAAAAATATTTTTATCAATTTACCTATTTGGCTTATGGCTGGAGTAACAACATGGAATAAGAAAACTATTGAATTTGAAAATGGCGTAAGGATTTTAACCAGTGCGACAAATGGGGATTCATTTCGTGGTTTCTCATTAGGAATGTTATACATAGATGAAACAGCGTTTATTAGACCGACCATATGGAAAGAATTTGAAGACTCCGTATTCCCTACTGTAGAGGCTATTGAAAACTCACAGATAATCATTTCTAGTACACCTAAAGGTATGAACCACTTCTATGACTTAGTTCAAGGAAGCCGATTAAATGTTAATGGATATACATTAACAGAAATGGAATGGAATGAAGTACCTGGTAGAGACGAAACGTGGCGTAAAAATATTATAGCAGATAAAGGACTAACATTTTTTGAGCAAAATTATGGTTGTAAATTTAGTGGATCTGCGGATACATTAGTTTCTCATCAATGTCTTCAAAGAATAATTTCAACACCAGTTCTATATAAAAACAATAATGTCGATGAGTTAAGAGTTTATAAAGAGCCCGAACCTTCTCACAAATACATATGTTCTGTGGATAGTGCTAAAGATGGTATAGACAAAATAGCAATTCAAATGATAGACGTAACTAAATTTCCATTTGTGCAAGTAGCAGCGGCTAATTTAGATATAAGTTATTTAAAGCTCGCTGGCCCATTAACTGAGCTATGTAGAGAATATAATAATGCCTTTTTAGTTGTAGAAAATAATGAAGGTGCCGGACAATCATTAGTAGACACAGTCACAGAAACTTATGATTATGACAACGTTTATAAAGACAAACCTGGTAAAGATGGAAAAGCTAAAAGATATTATGGATTCAGAACTTCAGGAAAGTCCAGAAAAGTAATATTAAGTATGTTAAAAACGTTTCTTGAAAATGATAGGTTGGTTTTAAATGATAAAGAAACTATAGAAGAACTTTTCCATTTTCTAAAAATAAATGGAAAATATCAAGCCGATGATGGATATCATGATGATTTAATAATGGCATTAGCAATTTCATTTGCTCCTATTATGGATATTAAAAATATGGATGACCAAAAGAAATTCATTGATAATATGTTTTCTGATTCAGAAGAAGATGAGGAAGATGCTACATTTGAAGAAATGTTTGCATTTGGTTCTTTTGATGATATTGATGATTCAGTCTACAAAAATGAATTTGAAGACTGGAATTCATATAGAGAAAATAATGATTCATATACAGATAGTAATTTTGATTAAGATAATATTAAGGAATGTATTCGGTTATAATTTTTATCCGATGCATTTTTATCATTAATGTAATAATCGCTCTAACTAGATTAAAAGAATATAAAGGGAAGTTGAACCCTTTCTAACTTATTATATTAATTCACCGTAATATATTTAACTAACCAAATAGAATCTTCACTGGCCAATGTAGCTTTTAATTTGAAAGTCTGTTCAGAACCTTTATTGTTCTTAATAGTGAAGCTTCCTCTCTCAGATAAATTTATTTTTAATTTAACTTTTCCGTTTATCTCTGCATTTTCTGGAGTTTTATCTTGCATTTTTATATAAATGTTTTCATAATGTTTTATACTATCAATAGGGTCGTCTATAAAGTAGTTAAATTTATAAACAGTTTCCCCTTCATTTAAACTCCATTTAGAAGTTAGTTCATTGAAAAAACAATTAGAACCAGATATATCTATTCTAACCAAACCTAAAACTTTTTTATCAAAATCATAAACTGGAAAACTATCTAAAAAATCATCTATACACATAACAGCTAGTCTGTAAGTGTCATAATCTACTTTTCCCAAATGAACTGCTACCATATTCGGAACATTAATATCTTCTAATGCATAATCTGAATAATGATACCCTTTAACTATATTAGATTTAGCATCAATCAATAAAGTCAAGAATTTTTCAGTATCGTATTTAGAGAAAACCTCCATTTTGTTTTTATCAAATATTTTTTGATATGCATTTCTTTCTTCTTGGGTTAAATAATGTTTAATCATTTTTCAAAACTTCCTTAGCTATAGTTTTATATATTATATCACAATAATTACATTCATGACATTTATTTTTACAATTTCTTGTTTTCTCATAGAAATTATGGTCATTTAAATGATGAGTGAATATTCTTTTGTAAATTCCGTTTGGGTTAGTATCTACTAAATTAAAAATACTTATATTTAAGTTATCAAAAAAGTAAGCTTTTATTCTATCAAAAACTTCATTTAATGGTTTTCCTCTACAAGCTATTTTAAAATAATCTACTCCCATATCTTTATATTTATTTAAAGTACCTGGAATTACAAATGGTGATTTTAATGTTATAGATGGATTAAGATCAAAATCCCCTCCACATGACAATCTGGAAATTTTGTTTACAACAGAATTAAGATTATTTGAAATGCTTTCATCACATGCTGATTTATAAGGACAATTTGGAATACAACCTTCATTTAACAAAATAGTAGTTTTAATGTTATTAAGTTTACAATAATCAATTATTTTTAATAATTCATCTTCATTTCTATTTAAAGATCTATCTAACATAATAGAATTTATATTGAAAAATGTATGATATGTAATGACATCTTCTAAGGTTTTTAATTTATTATTAACAGAATTTTTTATTTCAATATTTTCTGATAATCCTCGATTTTTTAACTCTTTCAATAAAATGGTGTTATTAATTGTTAAAATATCTATAGGTAACATTCCGATAATATTTATCAAAGCATCTACATTTTCGTCCAAATAAATTTGCTGATTGTATGTGTAACCATTCATTACTAAATGTAACTTCACATTATTGAACTTAATTTTTATCAATTCATTAAGCATTTCTTGAGAGAATTCCTGAATTCTAGCAGAATTAGTTAAATGATGATTTATTGAGAAATAAACATCATTGACTAAATCATAACCTATTATATCAAAAATTTCTGAAATTCCTGATGTATATCCAACACTGAACATTATTTTCCTTTATGGGTGTCTTGCAGTAACTGCAATTGTATAAGATAATGAGGCTTGTCTTGCTCTATAACCTGTAGCGGCTGTAGCTGTTATTGTAACGATTCCAGTAGATCCGAAAACCTGTGAAGAAAACGATGGATTTCCAACTACAGTATTTGAATATCCTTGAGTAGCTTCGGTTGATCCAGTAGAAGTGACTATCATTGAGTAAACCCAATCAGGACCGCTTGTACCAGTGATTGCAGCCAAATTGTGTGAATAAGTTCCGGGGGTTAATTGACCTACCGATGAGACAGTTCCGTATTTTACGTCGGCTGCTCTAGCTGCCCTCGATGCCTCTTGGGCTGCCTGAGCAGCCGCAGCATTTGCTCCGTTTATCATAGAAACTAGCTGATTATAATGGTCAGTAGTTAAATATCCAGATAGATCTGGCTGCTCTACCCTTTCTAATTTAGCTTTTGTTGGCATATTTTCTCCTTAAGATTTAGATCTCATAATATATGAAAGAACATAATATGGTGGCATTATATTGATTGGTTGTCCTGCACCTGTTGTATTTACAACAGTCTTATTTCCAGAAACTCCAGGAGTAACCGGTTTGAGTGTCAATTCATCATATCCATCAGGTGCATTATGCGCGCTAGGTCCTTCTTGCCCCATTAACAATTCATGATTATGGGGAGGTAAATTGTCTACAGAAATGTTTTTATTTACACTTCCACCGGCTTGCCCAAAAACAAAATTATCAGCACCTATGAATCCTTCACCTAAAATAAATCTACCTCTAAGGTCCGGTGTTTGATTAGAGCCATCACAAAGATACCAATATGGAGCCAAGTTAGCTAACTCTATAGCTGTACCTGAAAAAGATATAATACCACCGGGAGGAACTAAGAAATTATTAACTTCAGCTATTTTATTATCGGTGTAAGTATTAGATTTTGTTTGGGTTGAATCTACATATTGTTTATTAGTTAAATCTGAATCTGTTGTTGGTAATACTGAACATTTCAAAATACCCGACATTTCATCGCCAGTTTGTTTAACATAAATTGGATCTAAAATTGCAGTTAATGCACCCTCTTCTAAAAACAAAATAGTTATTCGCTCACCTATGAAACGATTAGTTGTCCAAATAATAACGCTTCCGCTTAATGTATAATCCACACCTTCATACATCAAAACAGATCCAGAATAAATCATAACTTTTCCAGATTCCATAGTCACACCAACTGATGTACTAGCTTCTTGTCCTGCCACTATAACTTTATCAATTTTTTTAATAATATTATTGCTTCCATTTGCTATAACATTTTGAAGCTCTGTATCTACATATCCTTTAGTTGCAGCGTGTGTAGCTAAAACTGGAGTAGATACATTAAATACTTTAGAACTGTTTCCATTTATAGCTGCATAATTTAACAATTTATTATCAAAATCTTTTCCTAAATCATCTACATATGATTTAGGAGTAGCATGTGTGCTTGCTGTTGGAACCGCAACATTAAAATTTATAAGATTGCTTCCATTTACAGCAGCTCTTGTATCCAGTTGAACCAAAGCCCACTGTCGAGTTACTGCAGATAATGCATTATCACTGTCTTTAACTAAAAATAACTCTTGTGGATTTCCATTTATATTTGCTTTTAATCTATCTAAACCATTTATAGCAGCAAAAACATTTGCAGGTCTTTCAGTATAAAGGATTTGATTTTGTAATTGCTTTAAAGTCCAAATAGTATCATCTTCTGTTTGTGGATCTTTATCTTGTATGATATATCTATTATATGCTATTTGGTCTGCATCAATATCAATGGGCACAATTTCCCATTCTTCTGGATTAAAATCGGGTTGTCTACCTGTGTTATCTTTTACACAAACATAATATATTCCTGAAAATTGAATTAAATCCCCTAAATAATATTCAGTGGTTTCCGACCACTCAGCTGGACGTTCCCCGAAGATTAAATTCATTCTTCGGTTCATATCAAGTTGTTCATTTTTCAAAACAAGGATAGATTTGTTTATGTTTTGTTCTGAAGCCCATTCACCATTTTTTGCCAATAGTGATATGAACTCAGCTTCTGTAGTTAAATATCTAGTCATTATTTAATCTCCTTACTTGCAGATATTGCATTTCTGGCATCTTGTCTTTTTTGTAACAATGCAATATATTCCGATTCTGTTAAATCTGGAGTTATTCCCAAATCCAATTGATCTCGATATTTTATTACTTTATAATCTGTAGCATTCAAGAAAATTGTATTTTCATCTAAAGGTTTCAATTCTTCATTTACGGTCACTGTTTGCAACTGTATAGATCTTTTTTGTAGTTCATCATTAATTACTATATAATCACGAGGATCTATTTCCTCATCAATTTTTAATTGTTTTGCTCCGTCAACTACAATTTCAATTTCTGCCATAGAAACTATGTCACCATTTGGTTTATAATAAATGTACATATTTTCTCCTTATTTCCAAAACATTATTTTTACATAACCTGAACTATAACGATTGTTTGCGTTCGTATAAACTCCACCATCTCCCGTTCTTATCCAGTAATGTATATTATCGTAAGACTCTACCAATGTATAACAATTGGCGCCATAACCATTCCAACCGTACCACCAATACCACCAATAATTATTAGCAGTTGTTTGAATATGTGGTATAGTAAACACTTGTTTAGTATCTGAATTTGAATTATCATGTGAAAAAACTATTTGATAAAAACGAGGTCTAATTCCTAAATTATGTGGTATTGAAAAAGTATTACCACCAGATACATATATCCACGGAGATTCATAATCTGCAACTAAATCAATATTAGCCCCTGATATTGTTCCTGAAGAATCAATAACTTTATGCCCCCCTATAGATAATCCAGTACTATCCAATTGAGATGTACCTGCAGTAATTATAGGTGCTGAAATGTTTTGAGCTCTAACTTGGTCACCGATATAAACTTTAGGCATACTAGAAAATAAAACCATTTCATCTTGAGGTCCTTGACCTTCTTGCCATTTACCGAAACTAAATAAATCAGAGTTGATGTATAAACCTACTCCTTTAGTATTTACGCCATTATATGGACGAATTGTAAAATCATTCGTAGGTGAATCTAATTTTATTCCTAATCCAACCACTTTCAAAAACCCATTAGATGTTACTACAGTATCAGCAGATACAGCTTGAATTTTATTTGTGGTACTCAATGTTAATGTTCCGGTTATTTCAACATCACCAGTTATCTTGCCACCAGTTTTTGCATAATAATCGTGAGGTAATTGGCTATGATTGAATGCAATCTGACCATAATCTCCTCTAAAAGCAGTAGAGCTAGTATTCCCTAATTTAATGTTTTCAATCCAGGTTTTATTACCATTAATATCTGAAGTTAAAACTAGCCCGGATTTTTCCGGAAAAGGAATTCTATCTTCTTTTCCTTGATTGAGCTGAATAAGAGGAGTGTTGAAATTGTCTGGGCGTTTATCGCCTTCTTTTAAAAGAGATATGTTAATCGGCATTATTTTTCCTATTATCTAATTAATATATTTATAGGAAATATTTTATAGTGCCACAATCCCAATATCTATCCATATCCATTATTTAGCATATTTTCATATTCCGTTAACTCAGAATCAAACACTTCAAGTAATTTTTTTTAGTTTATGTTTCATAAATGTAGATCTATGAAAAACCTCTCCATCTTTAAAATACCAATAAGATGGAGGAGTTATTTCCGATTTCTTAGAAAACTCCTCATAAACTTTTTTCCCAGGATTTCTAGATATATCAGCATAAGATATTATATTTTCTGATTCATAATTTAATTTAAAATATGATAAAAATTTACTAAACATTCCTGGGATATGGAAATCTAATAAAGTGCAAAATCTAGATAGTTCAATCTCTCCGGATTTATATGAGGATTTCTTGAATGTCATTACGGACACCAGCTCATCTTTTAAATAAGCCCCTAACTTTACAGATGATATATCTTTTCCTTGGATATGATTATTTTCTAAAAATTCGTTTTTGATATTATTAGGTATTTCTTTTATAGTGACTTGACGGGCATAACATTTTGTAGATAATTTTTTTAATTTAGACTTAATTATATTTAACTATTTCTTGTTTATTCAACCAATGATGTTCAAATATATGAAATAATGTTATTCCCAATTCTTCACTTATTTTCTGTTTGTTTAAATGGTAATTTTTGTCTTTTCCCATAGATTCTGAATGCCAATATAATCCATTATATTCAAAACCTATATTTAACTCAGGTATAAAAATATCTATTTCATTTACACCTGGCAATCTTTTAGCTTCAGTTCTAAAACCTAAAGATTCTATAAATTCTTTAACTTCTAATTCAGCATACGATGTCCCGTATGGTTTTGGATTACACATCTTGCATGGATTATAGGTTACATTCTTTAATGAATGAGTAAATACATTTTTGCAAGTTTGGCAATGAAGTTCATAAGGAAAAAAATTATTAGATAGCAATATATTGTGATCTAGTAGTTTATTTTTCTGTCTATCTATAAAAGCTTGTTGTTTAATATATAAATGTTCAGTTGTAAAACCCTCGGGAGGGGTAGTTAAATTATTTTTCAGGCAATATTTTAATTCAGATATATTTAAAGATTTATTATATGGTATATTCAATAAATCCAATAAATTATGTAGATATTTTGAACTAACCTTATCAATCTCAAGAAAACTCCTATCAAGTGAATATTTTTCAATAACCTTACACAAAAAATTAGTACATCTGTGCTTATTTTCTTTTCTAACATAAACTAATTGTTTTCCGCAATATCTACATACATTAGATTCTTTTCTTAAAATGGATTCTTCGTGTTTCTTTGAATTTGATTTTAATAGATTATTGGTACAAGTGCGCTGACATTCATTTGAGCAATATGTTTTGAATTTGTTATTTCTATCAGGTGAAACTAGATTATTGCACGAGGGATTATTGCAAAATTGTGGTTCGTGTAAATCTAATTTTATATAAAATAATCTAGTACGTGAGGGGGTATTGTTAGGGAGAAATGGAGTTAGATTTTTTAACTCCATCTCAAATGTAGTATATTTAGATGTGTCTTGGGTACATCTTTTAGAAATGTCACCATCTGGGTAAAATTGTTTTAATAATTCTAATCTATCCATATATGTTATAATCTTTTTATTATTATAACATATATATGCTTAATTTAAAATATAATTTTCCAAACAATTACTAATTTTACAGTATCTTCCTTAACTCTTGCTGGGAAACATTTCATTGAAAACAAATCAACATCTCCACCAGCAACTGATACTAATCCTGCTTCTGTGTAAGCAACTGGACCTGCTGGATTGTTTGCACTAGTTACAGGAACTGTAATTGTATAAGTAGTTTCTTTTCCAGAAACGCCAATATTAACAACTACATCTGAAGTGGTTTCTGAACCATTTACTGTATTAACTACACTTTGAACTGTAGCATTTCCACCCAATGGATTTGGAATAAAATCTACGTACCAGTAAGGAGTACCACCTGGAGCTTCTTCTGAATACAATCTTGTTTTAGAAGAATCGAAGCTACCTTCAGTATATGCTCCACCAACTACTTTAGGAGACAATAAATCAGTTCCTACATGTCCTCTAGTTCCTAAAATGAAACGATTGATGACTTTTCCTACAGCTAATCCAGCAATTAATTCAGCCATATTTTTTCTAGCTGCGTCCATGATTAGATTCTTTTCAGAATATTCTTCTATCAATTCATCTTTTTCATTATATGCTTGGACTGTAAAATGTCCTTGAAATTGAATTTTATCTGATAACATTTATAGTTTCCTTTTAATTAATTAATTGTATTTATTTAAGATATTATTTAACTCTGTTTGAATAGCTTGTTTAGTTTTTATCATTTCATCACGTTCCAATCGAAGTTTGGTTCGTTCATATACTCCCCAAATTCCAACTATTTCATTTATTCTCATAGTTATATCTGTGATATCTAAATCTATTTCAGAAATCATTCTTTTATAATCGCTAATAATTTCAGAGTCCAAGGTAA